ATATTATTCTATTGTAATCAATTTACACGAGAAAGGAAAAATGGATGATTGATTTTGAACATGACCAACAAAATGCAATGAGTAAAACTGAAAATATTCAGTCTCTTGCAGATCAAGTTGAAAGACTGGAGAATCTACAACAAGAAGTAGAGAATGCAGACAAACAACTAAAAGAAAAAAAGAAAAATTTAGACTATCTATCAGGAGAAGTAATTCCAACTATGATGAGTGAAATGGGTTTATCCCATTTAAAACTTATGGATGGATCTTCTGTAGATGTTAAGCCGCACTATAGTGCTAATATTACTATAGCTAATAAGGAGGCGGCTTTTAACTGGCTTCGTAACAATGGACTAGGGGATATAATCAAAAACGAGATATCCGTATCCTTTGGTCGTAACGAAGATAACAAGGCGGCTGATTATGCCGAACTTGCAAAGGGTCAAGGGTTTCAACCGACACAAAAGATGAAGGTAGAACCCATGACTCTAAAAGCGCTAGTCCGTGAGCGTATTGAGGCAGGAAAAGAAATGCCAACGGAAATTTTCAATATATTTATTGGAAATAAAACTACAATAAAAAGGAAACAATAAACATGAACAATGTAGCAACAAAAAAAGAAGGAGCATTATCTACAAATTTATTTGAAGCTGATGCCAATAAAGGTGCTCAAAACATATCGCAGGAAGATCTTGCGTTACCATTCTTAAAAGTTTTGGGACAATTATCTCCAGAGGTAAATAAATCTCATGGAAAATATGTCGAGGGCGCAGAACCCGGCAAGATAATCAATACTGTTACCAATGAATTGTATACTGGAGTGGATATTATTCCTGTATTTTACAAGAGACAATACATAGAGTGGCAAGATCGTGGAACAAGCACTGGTGCGCCAGTAGCAATTCACGAGGCAGACAGTGATATTGTGAGTACAACTACTCGTGATAAATCTTTCAAAGATAGATTACCAAATGGTAATTATCTTGAGAACACTGCGAGTCACTTTGTAATCTTATTAGGTAAAAGTCCAACTACAGCTTTGATTTCTATGAAAGCTACTCAATTAAAAGTGAGTAGAAAATGGAACTCAATGATGATGGGAATTAAAATGCAGGGCAAGAACGGATTATTTACTCCGCCAACTTACAGCCACATTTATAATCTAAAAACTGTTCAGATGTCTAATGACAAAGGAACATGGTTTGGATGGGATGTGTCTAAAAAAGGTCCTGTTACTGATAAATCAATCTATGACATAGCTAAAACTTTTGCTGAAAGAGTAGGCAAAGGGGAAGTACAAGCTAAACATGGATCAGAGGAAACAAGTAGTACACCATACTAAAGAATCCTAGGTAGTGGGCGTCTAAGCGAGAGTGGAAACGCCCACTTTTAATTTATGTCAGTAGAAAGATTTAAAAATATATTCCAAGGATTAGAACGGGCTCGAGGTGTCACTTATGTTGATAAGAAAGGCGCTGACGGTCAAAAGATAAAAGGAAAATCTTTTGTTAAAAGAGATCCCGTTACTGATGATCTTTGGTTAAAACATTTACAAGGCACAGAACCGAGCCTTGGTATAATTCCAATTAATGATGATAACAAATGTAGATGGGGCTGTATAGATATAGATTCATATGCAGGTTTTAATCATAAAAAATTAATTAATAAAATTGAAAGTTTAAAATTACCTTTAGTAGTATTTAGATCTAAATCAGGAGGAGCTCATGTGTTTTTATTTACAACAGTTTTTGTAGAAGCAACATTAATGAGAGATAAACTTTTATCAGTTAGCGCAGTATTAGGATATGGTGGTTCAGAAGTATTTCCAAAACAAATAGAATTAAAATCGCAAGATGATACAGGAAATTTTTTAAACTTACCATACTTTAATGGCGATGATTCAACAAGATATGCCTTTCTTGAAAATGGAGAAGCTGCTAGTATGGAAGGCTTTTATGGATTATACGAAAGAAATGTTCAAACACCTGATCAATTAGAAAAATTAATTATAAAAAGACCAGATTCAGAATTTAACGATGGCCCTCCATGTTTAGAGTCTATAACTCAAACAGATATTAAAGATGGGAGGGATAGAATTTTATACCAATACATCCAGTACGCAAAAAGAAAGTGGCCAGAAAATTGGCAATCAAAAATAAATGCATTCAACTATAAATATTTTAGAAAACATCCTGAAGGAACACTAGAGGATAAAATAGTACAAGGTAAAATAAAATTTAATGATGGAAAAGAGTTGGGTTTTAAATGTAATGAAGAACCAATGTGCAATCATTGCGATAAAAAATTATGCAGAACTAGAAAGTTTGGAATTGGGGGTGAATCAGTATTTCCAGTTCTATCAGACTTACAAAAAGTATTATTAGATGAACCATACTATTGGGTGAATGTAGACGGTGATAGAGTTAAGTTAGATAATATTGATTATTTAATGGAACAAAGATTATTTAGAAGAACAGTTGCAAAACAAATAAATAAAAAACCAAAAAGAGTTATAGTAAAAGAATTCGAAAAATATGTAGATCAACTTTTACAAGGAGTTGAAGAAGTAGACGCACCAGTAGGATCATCCAAAATAGACCAATTAAAAAATCATTTAGAAGACTATTGTATTCAAAGATCAATTGGATCGGTCACTAAAAAAGATATTTTAAATGGAGCTGTATATACGGAAGATGAAAAAAATATATTTACTTTTCATAGATTCTTTCATGGACATTTAACTAAAAAGAAATGGAAAGAAGATTACCAAGTTACACAACAAATGTTAAAAGAACATTGTGGTTGTGAAGAAGGTAGGATGATTATTGGTAAAAAGAAACCATCTATTATGAAAGTTGATATCTTTGATAAAGTTGAAGATCAATTTACTCAAAAAAAATTAAAAGAGGAGGTACCGTTCTAATGGCTAAAAGAGAAAAATTTTCAATATGGGGTAGTGAGCCCCAATACAAAAATGCTTGTTATAAATTATTTCACGAGCGAAAACAATTATGGTTTGAAGGATATATTCTCGAAGGAGATGATGAAAAATATATGAAAGAAATGATGGATAAATATTATTATTCTTCTTTAAAGCCACACATGGTCCAGGATGTTTGGCATGCTAATAGGGATAAAATATATGAAATAAAAACTGTGTTGGGTCCTGTTTTTGGAGAAAAAACTTTTGAGTTTTGGACAGAGAAACCTACTTTTTCTCGAAGGCAAACATTTAGGGTGGTAGATCGTAAAGTAAGTTTTACTAATCCAGATGGAACTCCTTATACAGAATTAATGAAAGATATTGGTTCTGGAAAAATGTTTAACTTTTCTGTTGCTAGATGTATTTGTTTTCCAGGTCAAACTGGTTTTGAACATGAAAGTGCTTTACCAAAACGTGCAGTTATGCAAGCATTGAAAAACGCAATAGCGGCACCAAAAATAGAATGGAAAAAAAGTAAGGGCTATAGACCAAAAATTGATCCACGAATGGATGCTCATCATGTAGATGGCAAAGAGTTTAAAACTATTTTTTTAAAATTTATTAATACTTTAAAAATAACTGAAGAAGAGTTTTATTCTAAAATATATCCTGAACATGGTAATTATGAAAGTAGTTTAATAGAATATGTTACAATAACTGGATGGCAATTTAAAAACGACTTTAATGCTAATCGTTGGAAAAATGCATGGTTTGATTTTCATGAAAAATATAGAGAGTATGAAATGGTAGACCCTATTGCTCATCATAAACTTAGCTCTGATGAAATTAAATTTAAAACTAACATTAGAAAAAATGTAGAGGACTTATTAAAATGAACCCGAGCGATGATTTAGTTTTGTTAGTGGTTCTTACAGCTGCATGGATATTAATGACCCTATGAAAACAATAGTATTAGGACCACCAGGAACAGGAAAAACATATACTTTATTAAACAAGGTACAAGATTATTTAAAACATACTGATCCAGATAAAATAGGATATTTTGCTTTTACGAAGAAAGCTGCGAATGAAGCAAAAGGTAGAGCGATGGATAAATTTAATTATACTGAAGATGATCTTCCTTATTTTAGAACTTTACATTCATTAGCATTTAGAAAACTAGGATATAATAAAGATCAAGTAATGCAGAAACGACATTACGAAGACCTTGGTAAAAAACTAAATATATTTTTAGATTATAATGAATATGATGAAGAAGAGACAGGTATATTCACCACCAAAAGTGATTACTTAAGATTGATTCATTTAGCTAAACTTAGAAACATAACCTTAGAACAACAATTAAAACTAGGGGAGCATAATACAGAGGTAGAATATAAAACCTTAGTTCATTTAGCTAATGAGCTCGAAAGATATAAAAAGGAAAATGTTCTTAAAGATTATAATGATATGATTCTAGAGTTTACTAAGTCTGATAAATGTCCTAAATTTGATGTTGTATTTATAGATGAAGCACAAGATCTATCTCTTATGCAATGGGATATGGCAAAAACTATTTGGAATAATACAGAAGATTCTTTTATTGCAGGGGATGATGATCAGGCAATATTTAGATGGGCTGGTGCAGATGTAGATTCTTTTATTGCACAAAGTGGAAAATTATTAAACCTAACTCGATCGCGAAGAATACCAAGAGCTATCCACGATTTTGCGTTAGGTATTATTAAAAGAGTTTCTAACAGAAGATATAAAGAGTGGGCACCCAGAGATCATCAGGGTTCTTTAAACTTTCATGATGATATAAAAGATTTAGATATGTCTTCAGGTGAATGGTATGTTCTATCTAGAACACGGCACATGCTAGAAGATATAGAAGATGAACTAAAAGAAAGAGGATGGTATTTTGAAAATAGATTTAAGAAGATGCCTGAAAAAGATGCAGCTGAAACTGCAGCTGATTGGGAGTCTGGAAGAAAAGGAACTCCATTAAATTATAAACAAGTAGAAAGAATATATAGTTATATGACTCCGCAACATGCAGATAAATTAAAACTTAAAGGAATGGCTAAAGAAAGCTTTTATAATCTTTCTCAATTAAAAGATTATGGTTTAAAGACTGATGCTGTTTGGCATGAAGCATTTGATGATTTAAATTTTAGAAGAAAAAATTATATTAGAAGTATGCGTAGAAACGGTGAGAATTTAAAAGGAGATCCAAGAATTCATTTATCAACAATACATAGTGTGAAAGGTGGAGAAAGACCGAATGTAGTTTTATTAACAGATCTTACTACTAACACTAACAAATCATATAGAAAAACTCCGGACGATGAAACAAGATTATTTTATGTAGGTGCAACAAGAACTAAAGAAAATCTACATATTATTAGACCTAAAGACTACGAAAAAGCATACCCATTGGAGAATATATGAGTGATAATATAAAACCTTACCAATTTTATTACTGGGGGCCGTTACTATTCCACATAAAAATTTCTCCTGAAGACGTAAATAAAATTTATGCTTTATGTCATAAAAATAAAAAATATAGTCATGTCAAATATTTAGCAGGAAACATTAAGCAAGAATTTCTTATTAATCACAAAATGGTACAGGAAATTTTACAACCCTATCTTATTTCTTTTACTCACTCTTATAGACACTGGTATTCCAAAAATTGTGACGTTACTGCAACCATAGCCTGGGTGAATTATATGAAAGCAGGAGAACATAATCCTTTTCATATTCATACCAATTGTGATTTTTCTAGTGTCCTATATCTTAAGCTGCCTAAAGGAATGACAAAAGAAATAAAAAATTTTAAAGGAAATGCTCCAGGGCCTGGTGCGGTTCTGTTTGCATACGGTGAAGAATCTCCTTATCATATTAGTTGGAATACCTTTACACCACAAGTGGGTGATATGTATATATTTCCTTATTCTTTACGTCATGCTGTTAACCCCTTTAAATGTTCAGGTGAAAGAATATCGGTAGCTGTTAATTATAATATGGTACATCCTAAAAATGAGTGACAAAATTTATAAAAAACAGGTCGGAGGAGATCACTATAAGTCTATGGTCATTCAACCTTCAGAATTTATTAATAGAAATAATATTCCATTCGCCGAAGGAAACGCAATAAAATATTTGTGCCGCCACAAACAGAAAAATCAGAAAGAAGATTTATTAAAAGCAAAACATTATATTGACATGGCAATAGATAGAGACTATCCTGAAGAAGTGAAAGAAGAAATGAAAGAAAAAAAGAATTCGTGGGGTATTATTAGATAATGCAAATTCCATTATTTAAAGCTCAAACAGAATGGTTACCACCAGAAGAATTTCCAGACTTATCTAAATATGATGAGATTGCAATAGATTTAGAAACAAAAGATCCAGATTTAATTAAGATGGGATCAGGTAGTATTACTGGTAGAGGAGATGTTACTGGAATTGCGGTAGCTGTTAAGGGATGGTCTGGTTATTATCCAATTGCTCATGAGGGTGGTGGTAATATAGATAGAACTAAAGTTTTAAAATGGTTTCAAGGAGTTCTTAACACTCAATCAGTAAAAATATTTCATAATGCAATGTACGATGTATGTTGGATTAAATCATTAGGTTTAAAAATTAACGGAAAAATTATTGATACGATGATTGCAGCCGCAATTGTAGATGAAAATCAAATGCGTTATGATTTAAATAATTGTTCCAGACGATATATAGGGCAGGGGAAAGATGAATCTGCTTTATATCAAGCTGCAAAAGATTGGGGAGTAGATGCTAAAGCTGAAATGTATAAATTACCAGCTATGTATGTCGGAGCTTATGCAGAAAAAGATGCTCAATTAACTTATGAATTATGGCAAGAACTTAAAAAAGAAATCATTCACCAAGATATACAATCTATTTTTGATCTAGAGACTGAATTATTCCCTTGCCTTGTCGATATGCGATTTTTAGGAGTACGAGTAGATGTTCTAGCAGCTCACCAATTAAAAGACAAATTATCATTACAAGAAAAAGAATGCCTATTAGAAGTAAAAAAAGAAACTGGAGTAGATACCCAAATATGGGCTGCTCGATCCATTGCGCAAGTTTTTGAAAAACTTCACCTACCTTTTGACCGAACCGAAAAAACAAATTCTCCATCATTTACAAAAAACTTTTTACAGAATCACCCCCACCCGACAGTGAAACGAATAGCCCGCGCT